AGTATATGGTATTCGTGGTAAAACACTTGAGTCATTATTATACAATGATTCATTAGACCCAGAATCTGATGAATATATTAACACTGATGGACTTTCTATGGAAGATTTGTTAGTAGATAATATGGGCGAATATATTGCAGACCTATTAGAAATTGAGGACTATCATGATTCTATTCGTAACGAACCGGGCATGAAGTTAGTAATTACTGATGGTATTGTTAGTAGTATGAATCTTACTCCTAACGAAAGAACAGGAAACAGAACTATGTGGATTGAATCAGCAGAAGCAAACTATGGCTTTGAATCAGATGATGTCCCAGATTCTACTCCGATTTGGGTTCCCTCTTACCTAAATATTGACTTTGGTGTTGGTTCAGATGTAATCATAATTGGTAGAACGAATCAAACACAAAAGAAGGACGAGAACGGAAACACCCTAGAAGATGAATGGAACCCAGTTTCAATTAATCTGTATGGTGTATTACCGAGAGTAGCATTAGGAAATCCTGATGCTCCTGAAACCACTGATGAAGAAAACAGCATTGATTATTGGTGATTTATTCTTTGGCATAAGTAACTAAACTTATGGAGAGTAGGCCATTTTTTAATTGGTAGAAACTTCATAATAGTTTCAATAAAGAAAACAGATTATACATTGGCGGCATAAAGGAGATACCGTGTGCAAGCCTCTAAGGTATGGAAACTTTAATGGTGTAATCGTTGGCGAATGACGGTCAATTGGGTGCGAGGCCCAAAACAAGGTGAAAGAAATGATAGTAAAATTGAATCAATTAGTAGTTGATTTTGGAAAGGTAGAAAGTTTAGAATGGAAAGAGTTAGAAGAAGAAAAAGGACAATACTCTCTTCGACTTCACACAACTAGCGGTAAAATGTATACTCGCCAAGTTAGTGAAAAAGACCTTAATGTAATTAAGGAGCAATATGCTACACAAGTTAAGGTGGTGGAGTAATGGGTATTGGGAGTAAATCAGGTAAAGCCGCAGGTTCTGTATTACAGAAGGCAAATGAGAATTTAAATAATAATTCATTTAAAGCGGCTAAGATGCGAGCAATGAATCAAAGAAAGAGTTTGTTAGAACAAGAACAGGCTTATCTTGTTTGTGGTGTTAGCGGTAATCCCGGTGATGGTAAAACAGGAACTTGTCTTGATTGTCGAACAGATGATGAATTAGATTCACATTGGATATTCGTATTAGATTATGATGAAGGTGCTGAACCCACATGGAGACAACACTGGAGTTCAGATGAAAAAGTTGTTATCTTTAATCCATATGTTTACAATGAAGATATGACCGTAGATTATGAAAAGACGGCAGATATGTCTAGATTTTTCATGGCTATGGTTAATGAAGCAATTGAAACTGGAAAGATTGAATACGAGGATGAAGTAGTAGAGGTAGAAGCAGTAAAGGCTATTATCTTTGACGGACTTGATTCATGGCTAGATACAACAAATATGATTGCTAGATTAAATCATATTAAAGGTGGTGACCCTCGACAGGCTGATAAAGTTAAGATGGTTCCTACCCAATGGTATGCTAGAAATGCTATGTATAAAAGGTTATTTCAAGCAGCACTACAACTTAAATGCCATAAGTTCTTTATTACACATATGAAAGAAGTTCATGATGGGTTTGAAATTGTAGGAACTAAGCCAGATTGGGAGAAGTCCACAACTGCAAAACTGTTTCAGTATATTGAGATGAGTCGTGAAGAACGCGGTAAATCTCTTAAATTATATGCTACAGTAAAGAAGTCAAAAACGAATGCAGAGAATCTAGGACAAAAATTCTTAATTATGGAAAACGAAGGAGGTAATGTTACATGGCATGGCCTTCCGCAAATTAAAGACGGAACTCTTTGATTTGTAAAGACCTGAGTAAGTCATAAAACTGCTCCATTTTTTAGGTGATTAAATGACGACAGTAAATTGTAAAGATTTAAAGAAAGCGATAGAAACTGTTATTTGTAAAGGTAAATGGGCCGTAGGCTCTACAACAAAAAACAGTTCTTTAGGAAATGAAATTATGATATGGACGGATGAAAGAAAACTAAATATTGCTAATGCAGACAATTCTACTTTTGTTTGGAGTAAAATTACTGCTGCTAATATAACGTCGTTAAACAATGTAGTAATTGATGCTGCAGTTGCTATGAAATATATGCGAAATGGTTCTGTTACTTTAAATGTAGATAACGGACAGTTTTCTATAAGTGGTAACACTGAAACAAAATCCTTTTTTCGCACGTTAGAAAGACACCCATTTGCAGACCAAATTCTAAGGAGTGTAAGAAACCTTAGTGGTGATATTGAAAACGAAGAAGGGTTTGCTATTAGTAACAAAACAACTTTACGCTCTGTAGCAAAAACAACAAGTAAGAAGTTTTCTGATGCAGTTAAAATGTGCGAAAAAGTAGGTAGCGGCATATACCAAATAACAATTAATGAAAACAGGTTATTGGTGTCTTCTACTACTAATAGTGAAAACTATAGAGAGTTAATTACTTTAACAGAAGAAACTAATTCTGCACTTATGGAATACGTTGGGCCGTTCCATAAGTTCTTAACAGGAGATTTAACTATAGCAACAAACACAGACAACCCAATTTTATTTAAGACAAATGATGTTATGATACTAAGAGCGCCGAGGCTAAGAACATGAATTTATTAGAATTTGTACAACCACTACAGAATGAATTGAGACAGTTATTGAATATTGTGGGGTGTTCTTCTATGGAAGAATACATGAAACACAAAGACCTTAAGATAGAAACAACAGAAGAAAAAATAGCATATATTCTAGGACAGATGGCTATTATTGATGCTATAATCCAACAAATGATATTAGACGAAAGAACTGTAGACCTATTAGAGTTGGAGGAAGAGTAATGTGCAATTTATGCAAAACATCACATACCACAAATAGAGCATCTAGAGTTCAAGGAATACCAATATGTATTTCCTGTAAAATACTAGAGGACAAATTATGTGAAATAATTGAAACAGAAGAACTAGAAAAATATGTATCTTTTTCTGAATTAATAGTATATTGTGATATGCTTAGAAATGATATGGTCGCAGAAGAAAAGGATATTCCTTTTAATGAATATTTAAGTTTAATGAGGGATTAAAATGAAAGACAATAGAGAAGTAAGAGAAATGATGAGAGAAGCAAAACGATTAAGGGATGATTGGGAAGCATATCTTTTAGAAATGAAAGAACACAATAGTTCAAACCCTGATAACAAATACCCGCGAGCAGATATTGCAGAAGCAGTTAGAAACTATAATGCCCTACGGGGTGTTGTTAAATCTCTTCAATGGGTAATTGGAATGCCGGGAGTTGAAGACCCACTATGGTAAAAATAAAAACCTATGAATGTACTATTTGTGGTAAACCCCTAGATTGGGATGAATTAATTGATGGTGACTTTTGCACTGAATGTTTTGAAGGTGAGGAAGAATGAACCACATTGATTATAATGCCCCAATAATGTTTAGATATAATGATATGGATTATGAGTGTCTTTACATGGGTGCTTATCTTTCAAAGAACAAAGCGCATCATATAGTTCTTAGAAATAAAGCAGCAAAAGATAAAACATATCCAACAATTAGGGTATTAGAAACATATGATAGTTGGGGAAACGGTATATCTTCACCGTTAATGAAGATACATAACGAAGGACAGGAAGGAGAAATATATGATAATTACAGAGGTAAGAGACAAAGTGAAGTTAAGGTGGAGGAATCCACAAAATCAAAGAGTGACTGATAGTATTGATGACTATAGACACTATTTCTATATTGAATCTAAGGATTATAGTAAGTTAAAGAAAGTATATACTTACAGGCATTGGGGTCAAGAAAGATTACTTAGACCTAGAGTAGATACAACTAAGAAGAAAAATCTTAATGGAGATGCTCTACTTAAGATTACACTTAGTTCTAGAAATGAAGTGTATTGGTTAAAGGACCACTTTCATCAAAATGCTATTAGAACATACGGAGCAGATGTATCTTTGGCTAGACAGTATTGCGTAGACAATATGGATTCAGTTAAAGAATATAACTTGCGAAAATGGTATCTTGATATTGAAACAACAAGTGGGCGTGACTATAAACAAATTAACGCTATTACTGTATACGATAGTTATACTAAAATGTATACTGTATATACTTGGTTTCCGGAAGAAAAAGAATTAGATAATGATTGGGCCGGAGATGATGTTAATGTTGAAATCTATGAAAATGAAACATTAATGCTTAGGGCATTTCTAAGACAATGTATTCAAGAAGACCCTGATATGATTATTGGGTGGTATGTATTAGGTTTCGATATTCCGGTTATTATACAAAATATGTGTAGTAACAATATTAATGCAAGAAGGTTAAGTCCTTTTGATGAGGTCACTGGAGTATATACAGATTTAACAAAAACACCTAGAACACAATATACTAATACTGCCCAACCTATTAAGGGTAGAATTACTTATTGTCTAATGACTAGATTTGAAAGATTGTGGTTAGATTCTCAACGTGGAACTCTACCATCTCTTTCACTTGAATACTGTTCTAAAGCACTACTTGGTGAAGATGCAGGTGGTAAAGTAAAGAAATCTAAGTTTGAAGGAGATGAGTTTTTCCGTCGTGCATGGTTAGAAGATACAGAAGTATTTCTTGAGTATAACTATGTTGACGTTAAACTAATGGTAGAAATGGATGAGAAGATGCGTATCAGTGAAAACGACTTAGCACTACAAAGATTGCTAATTTGCCCGTTTGAGTGTGT